GAACAGAACCCTTGTTAAGAATAATATTATTTTTAATTTGTTCATTCCAATGTCCCAGTTCAATCAATTCACGCATTAAATATTTATTTACTACAACAAATTCTCCAGCCAAAGTACGACGGCTATATAAATTACTTGTAAATGGTTCAAAACATTCATTATATCCTAAAATTTGAGAGGTAGATGCGGTTGGCATAGGTGCTACCAAAAGTGAATTACGTAAACCATTTTTTTTAATAGATTCTTTAAGAGTAATCCAGTCATAACGCTCACTTGGAGTAACATTCCACATATCAAATTGAAGAATTCCTTGTGAAGCAGGTGAACCTTCAAATGAACTATATGACTCTTTTATTTCAATAGCAATTTCATTACTTTTTTCTAAAGAAGCATGATAAATAGTTTCAAATATCAATTTGTTTATTTCTTTCGCTTCCTCAGAGTGGAACTCTACGTCCATCATAACAAAAACATCAGCTAAACCTTGTATACCAATACCAATAGGTCTATGTTTAAAATTACTAATTTTTGTTTTTTCAGTAGGATAAAAATTAATATCTATCACTTTATTTAAATTGTTTGTTACTACTTTTGTAACATAATGTAACTTATCATAGTCAAAGGTTTTTGTTTTTTCATTAACAAAGGTAGGCAATCCAATAGATGCTAAATTACATACAGCTGTTTCATTTATATCAGAATATTCTATGATTTCACAACATAAATTACTACTTTTAATAGCTCCAAGATTTTGTTGATTTGATTTTTTATTTGCGGCATCTTTGTAAAGGATATAAGGTGTACCTGTTTCCATTTGTGCGTCAAGAATTTTAAACCATAAGTCACGTGCATTTATAGATTTACGTGCTTTTCCACCATTTTCATATTTTTCATAAAGTTCTTTAAATTCATCACTATATACATCTGCTAGTCCAGGACACTCTTGAGGACAAAAAAGAGACCATTTTGAATTTGTTTTTACCCTCTCCATAAATAAATCTGAAATCCATAATGCGTAAAATAAGTCACGTCCTTTTGATTCCTCATCACCATGATTTTTTTTCATCTCTAAGAAATCTTCAACGTCTGCATGCCAAGGTTCTAAATAAATCGCAAAAGAACCATTACGCTTATTTCCTCCTTGATCAACATAACGAGCAGTATTATTAAAAACTCTTAGCATAGGAACTAAACCATTAGATGTACCATTTGTTCCTTGAATATGAGAACCCTTTGCTCTAACATTGTGAATATGGAGACCTATTCCTCCAGCCCACTTTGAAATATGTGCACAGTCTTTGAGTGTATTAAAAATACCATCAATACTATCATCTTCCATAGCAATTAAATAACAACTCGAAAGTTGTGGTCTAGGAGTTCCCGCATTAAAAAGAGTCGGTGTAGCATGCGTAAAATATTTTTGTGATAGTAAATCATATGTTTCTTTTACTAGTTCCAAACTATTTTGGTTTTGTACATCACCGTGAATTCCAATAGATACACGCATCCACATATGCTGAATTCTTTCTACAATTGTATTATTAATTCTAAAAAGATATGCTCGTTCCAACGTTTTAAACCCAAAATAGTCAATCAAATAATCTCTATTATAATCAATCATATCATTGATCTCTTTAGAAAAATGATTTGTAAATTCCCAAAGTGTTTGTGAAACAAGTGGTTTATTCTCTCCTTTCACATTAGTAAATTCGTATAAATGTTTCATTACATTTGAAAAAAGAGTGTCTGTGTTTTTTTGATGATTTGAAATAACAATTCTTGAAGCTAGTATACCATAATCAGGATGTTGTGTGGAAAGTGAAGCACATTGCTCTCCAGCAAGGTCATCTATTTTTGTTGTTTCAATCGTATCATATAATTGATCTATAACTTTCATTGTTAAAGATGAATAATTTATTTGAACGCCTGCTTCTTGACCCAATTTTCTAACACGGTCTAAAATTTTATCAAATGATATTTCCTGTAGTTTCCCATTTCTTTTTTTAACACGCATTTCACTAGAATTATTCATTATCTATATAAATTAGACTTTTTATTTTTAAGTTTGTTTATTTAATGATTTTTATTTGATAAAATTAAAAAAATATATAAAATATATAAAATATATATATGAACGACATATTATTCTTAATTCTTATTCTAATACTAGCATTAGGTTTACCTCTTTTTTTTAAAATTACTGAATCTATGAAAAAAATAGAAGGGTATTCTAATTTTACTTTAGAGGACTCAATTGGTGAAATACCTTCTTCAGAGGAAGATGTTTTACTTCAAAATACATATCCTATAACTGGTACAAATGAAATATCAAATAACAGTGCGAATGATATATGGTGGTGGTATCCAATATTTAAATTAGGATCATACGCTCAAATAACAAACAATATTAGATATCCATATAGACCAGATGATGGAACTTGTATGCCTGCTAGTATCTGTGGAGCTTTGTATAATGAAAAAAAAATAGGTTCAAATACTATTAAACCATTACCCCCTATAAATCCTACATGTGGAACACGTATTGGTTACTTTTCAACAAAACAAAATTTATTACCATTTAGAACAAACTTTCAAAATATTCTATATTAAATATATAATTGTTATCTAATTTTATTATATATTTAACAATTCAACATCATTTTGTTTACTTTATTTCTTTCTTATTGTATTACATGTCACTATATTATTATTATTTAATTTATAATTCTTTCTATATTTATATGTTTATTTATTAGTAAACATCCACTAAATTCATTATTTACATATGGTTTATTAGTGTGATTTTTAATCTTTTTATTAGGTGCTCTATGTAAGTAACCGCTTATACGCTCTTCTTCAATTATTTTCCATGTTTTCTCAATTTGTGAAATACAATTTTTAAACCATTCTCTGTTTCTTAAAACTAATACACAACTAAAGACATCTAATTTCCAGTATATGAATTTTAAAAAAGTATAATTATATTTCTCTTGATATATTGAAACAGTATTTTCTTCCCATTCCTGAATTTGTAACTCTTGTATTAAATCAAGTGGTTTATATACATAAAATGGGTTTCCATGTTTAGTATGAAAATAAATTATAATACCTTTTTGTTTACCATCTTTTGTCAAACATGTATTTTGATAGTTATCACTTATATCATCACTTATATCATCACTTATATCATCACTTATATCATCATTATATGCGTATCTATCTGGATATTCAACAAATTTTGTTTCTAGAAAGTCACATTCATCTAAATCACATACTTCCATTTGAAGCTGCATTTGAATCCAATATTCTTTTTTTGGAATACCTGTTATATTACGAGAAACAACATTTTTTATTTCTAACATACGACCATAACGATCTGAATCTTTATTAACAATGATACCATCTGGAGACGCACCTAGAAACTTGTAAACTGGATGTTGAATACAACCAAAATCTTCTACCTTCGTATGATATTTATATTCATATAAAAGAACCGTTAAAGGTTCATATTTTTGTCCCCAATGTAAAGGTGTGTTGGTATTTATCATTTTTACTTCTTCTTCCTCATGAGTATCATTTATAATTTTTAATGGTTGACATTTCTCATAAATAAGTTGATTTACTGTTGCATTAGACTCGAAAACTTTATATGCGTTGCTAGCTGTAATTAAATTCCACCGAAATTGATACCACTCTGGTGTCCTTTGTACTGGTTGTGGAATTTCTCTTAGTTTCTGTATTTTTATTTCAATCATATTGATACTTTCATCGGTTTGTTGATAAGTTTCTACACTTGAATCAAATATAGACCTTTCTGGATAGAATGAAGTAATATAAATATTAAATGCCACTTCTAATAACTCTTCAATATCATCTTCAATAATATCAAACTTTTGTATATCATCATTAAATTGTATATAAAATATTTCTTGAACTTCTTCAAAAAGAATATCGTGAAAATCTGGGTCAGTTACAATATTTGGATTTTCATTCATATACTCATCCATTAAATGTAAAGCTGTTTCTATAAATTCACATGCGTAATCTTGTGTAAAGATAGTAGGTTCATCTTCAAATACTATTGTATTCATTATATCTTCCAAATCATCTAATTCATTCATGTAAAACATTATATATACATATATCAGAGTTTTTATATCAATTTAATTTTCATTATCAGAATGTGAATCATTTCCATCTATTTTTGTCGAAATATGTGTAATTTTATTTCTAATAGTTCCTTGAGCTTTTTTTGGTGCCAAAGATTTTAATGTAGATATTCTTTTATCAATATTCTTCAAAGTGAAATGTTTATTAACTTTTGTGAATGTTAATGCAGGTATTTCTTTTATTAAACCATTTGTTTTATCATAAATAACATCTTTTACACGTAACAATTTCTTTCTATCTAAACAATCTTTTAAAAAAGTTATTAACAATTTTTCCTCTTCTTCATCTAATTCATTATTTTTTTTATATATTTCTACAAACTGTAATAATTTTTTTGTTTTAACTGTTTTATTTAGTTTACACCAAGGTTCATTAATATTATTATTTTTTTCATCTTCTAAAAATTTTTCTAAATTAGACATATCATTTAATGATTTTGTTTCATGTAATGGATTACCATTCAATAGCATTGTTTTGTATTTTATATTTCTAAGCTCTAAACATTCTTCTGTTTTCTTTATTTCAATTTCTTCCGTTTTTATTTGGATTTCTTCCATTTATATATAAATATATTGTTATCAGTTTAACTTAGTTTCGTAAATTATATATAAATTAACTAATATTTATATCAGTTAAAATAATAAATAAATTATATATAATAACTTATATGGATACAGATAATAATGAAAAAAAAATAAATATACAAGGAACTAACAATAGATACATGATTAAAAAATTAATTAAAGATTCAAATGAAAAGGTAATTAAAAAACGTCTTGTAAGTAAGGATTGGAAATTTTCAGAAGAGTACTTTCAATATTATAAACAGATGGAAGTTTTGAAGAATATATCTTTAAATAATTTTATCTATAATGATGATGTTAGTAAAATAATATTTCAACAAATAAATAAAAAAATAGCCAGCTACAAACAACAAGACATTTTGAAGAAACACTTTAACGGTGATAAATTTATTGATTTTAATAACATAGTAGTAAAATTAATTGAATCTCAATTAAAATGTCATTATTGTAAAGAAGAAATGAATGTTTTGTATGATATTTCGAGAGAAACAAAACAATGGTCTGTAGATAGAATTGATAATGATAAGGGACATAATAATGATAATTTTCATTTAGCTTGTTTAGAATGTAACTTAAAAAGAAGGAGACAAACAGACGAAAAATTTTTATTTACAAAACAACTAAATATTATCAAATATGAGAATTAAGTTTATTACTAGTATTTATAAGATACTAGTAATATATTATTGATATGGAATGGAAATGGACTAAAGGTGAACCTTATGAGCGTTCTAGAAGACCTATCTTTGAACAAAAAAATACTGGTAGAGAGGAAGAACTAGAAGATCAAAGATTTAGTAAAGATATAGAAATTTCAGCTTATACATCTTCCTTAAATCATGATGAGAATACATGGGAGATTCTAAATCAAGACGTTGCTATAAATGGTTTTCAAAATTCAAACAAGAGAGAAGATCTAGATACAAAAATAGCAGATAGGCAATTAGTCCAACAAAGAGGATATAATCCATTTTTAAGTCAAAATAATTACGCAGACGATGTGGCTATTAGAGATCAATTTTTAAAACCAATAAATACTACTCAAGACAGAATTAAAACATCAAATGAATAATTTTTAATGAATACTATTCATACACATTGTATGTAATAAACGGTTAACAAAATATGCTAATAATGTGTTACCTAATAAGGCAACCGCATGTAAAACAATCATAAAATTTAAACTCTTATAATTTTTTAAACCTAGCACAACAGCTGAAATAGCAGATGTTACAAAAATAAAAAGAAAAAACATAGACAATATTTTAAAATAAACACACCAATCTTTACTTAAAGGTCCAAAATAAGTTTCTATAAAATTTGACATTATATATATTTACTATACTTTTTATTTTCTCTAAATTAATTATATATGAAAGAAACAACTTAAATAATATATTTAATTTATCATTAATGAGTTCCTCTTCCTCTACAAATTACACAACACAAAATGAATTATTATTAAATAACCTAATGGATTTTTATAAACACGAAAATAATCTTACTAGAATGTTAAAAATTATTACAGGAGAATCTAAAATTTCTCTCCGCATTGTTGATTGGTTCGCAACAAATTACGCAAAAAAATACTATACATTGTATACAATTACCAATACTGATAGACGTTTTAAAGTTTATTTTGATTATAAATTGAAGCTAAAAGCTTATTCTAAAAAAAGATTTGACCCTTTTTGTCGTTGGGATAGAATTAGTATTCCTTATAAAAACGAAACAAGTATTGAAACCACAATAGGCCAGTTAAATTTTTTTAAGTGGGCTATAGAAAATGATGTAATTAAATATATTGAAGAAAATTATGAGGTCATTGAGAAGGATATGAATAATAGAAATAGTACTTCGAAAAGAAAAGAAACAATCACTGATAATTCTAAAACCAGAAAGAAGAGAGAAGAACTATCAATTTCAGCAACCAAAAGTATTAAAAAAGAAGAAGTAGAAATTGTTGTTACTTTTAATTAGTTAAACTACTCTAATAGTATAAATCTAATTGTAAAAAATGTAAAAATAATAAATTATATAGAAAAATTTATTATTTAAAAATATTTAAATTAATAAATAATGGGAAATACACAATCAAATAATAAAATAAATTACGAAGATATTCAATATATTATAAAAAACTCAGAAACACATGTTTTAATAAATACTTTGAGTGATACAGAACAAACATGTTTAATTCCTAATACAATAAATCCAAAAAAAGAAGAAGAATTAGTTAATGGTTTTATACAAAGTGGAAATAAACAAGTAAAATTAATTATTTATGGGAAAAATTGTAATGATGAAAATTTATATAAAAAATACAACCAACTTAATAAATTAGGATTTTATAATACTTATATGTATTGTGGAGGGATGTTTGAATGGCTTATGTTACAAGATATTTATGGAGATAATGAATTTCCTACAACAAAAAAAGAACTAGATATATTGAAGTATAAGCCTATAAAGGTTATGAATGTTCATTTATTAGAGTACTAAAATAAAACAAAACCAGCCATGTTAACTATTTATTGATAATCTTTTATAGCGTTATTTGATAGTTCATCTGCTCTTTTATTTTTATTTCTATAAATGTGAATAAATTCTATATTATCAAATTTTTTTTCTAATTCTTTTGCTCTATCATAAATTTCTAGTAAGTTTTGTGACTTTACTTGATATAATCCTAACATTTGATTGATAACAAGCATACTATCACCTTCTACAATTAAATTCTTAATATTCATTTTTACTGCTTGTTCAAGACCTAAAATTAATCCTGAATACTCTGCATAATTATTAGTTGATTTATGACCAATAAATAAAGAGGAGTGCCATAATTCTTCACTCTCATGATAAATAACGGCACCAGCACCAGCTAATCCTGGATTACCTTTACTACAACCGTCAAACTGTAATTTAAAATCACTAATTAATTTTATTTTTTCTGGATGAATTTTTAAACGTGATTTTGTTATATTTAAGGTACCGTTAATATGTGGCAGCATTTATAGATATAAAATATATATTATATTATATAATTTCATTTTTATTTATATTTACATTACTAAAAGTAATTATATTTAATATAAAACTAATATAAAGAATGTTGTCCTTATTTTTTATTTTTTTATTCTTATCAAATGTTAGTAGCATATTTGGAGACACTGAATGTCCTACAGTAACATCTATTGGTGATAGACGTAAAAATAAAAATTCATTAAGATTGGTTCAATATAATGTTGAATGGTTATTTATAGACTATTATAGTGGTGCGAATTGTCCTGGAGATGGATGTAGTTGGAAAAATCAAACGGAAGCAGAGACTCATATGTCGTATGTATCTAAAGTAATTAAAGACCTTAATCCAGATATTATAAACTTTTGTGAAATTGAAGGGTGTGATGAACTTAACATGTTAAAAAACCAACTTGATGAAAGTTATATACCTTACTTAAAAAAAGGCACCGACACAGGTACAGGTCAAAATGTCGGTATGTTGACACGAATTGACCCAGTTACAAGCTTATATAGAAGTGAAATGAAATATAATTATCCTATAGCTGGTTCAACATGTGGTTATAATAGTTCTATTTCATCAACTGGAGTGAGTAAACATTATATTACTGAATTTATATTTAATGGTTTTAACCTTGCGTTCATCTCAGCACATTTAATCGCAATACCAACTGACCCTGCTAGATGTTCTCAGAGAGAAGCACAAGCGTCAATACTACAAAGTGTAATTTATGACTATATTAACCGTAATTATGAAGTAATTATGATTGGTGATTTTAATGACTACGATGCAGAAGTTTTAGATATGAATAATAATAAACCCACATCACAAGTACTCGACATTTTGAAAGGAAACATAGGTGAATATATGGGAAAATATATTTTATATAATGCAGCAGAAAAAATTGAAAAAAGTGAAAGATACTCTGATTGGTGGGATTCTGACAATAATTGTAACACGGCTTCTAACAATGATTACTCAATGATAGACCATATTTTAGTTACTGATTCAATAAAAAATAAAATTAATAATGTTTTTATTTATCATGATTATAAAGAATATTGTGGAAAATATAATTCAGATCATTATCCATTAGTAATTGATTTAATTGACTAAAATAAATACTCTAAAATAAATTATGTAAATTTATTATATCAATCAATGATTTTTTATGTAATAAAAACGATTCATCTAACGCATATTCTGTTGTGAATAAATTATCACTTCGATATTTTAAAATACGATTATGAAATAACTCTACCGCTCTTTTAACAGATTCATAATAGGTTAATTTTTCAACCATCATACCATAAATGATACATCTATCTATATCGTATGCTGTTAGTAAATCAGCTTCTCTAACAATATTATACGCCAGTTGATACTCTTTTAAATCTGGATACCCATTTTTTTTTACAGTAGAGTATGACATTGTTGATATTATTTTTGATGTCACTTCTAAATCTTTTTCGCTCATAAATTCAGCCATGTATTTTTTCATATTTTCAATACCCTCTTCTTGATTCACATACTTTTTATCACACATATCGTGTAAAATTGCTGCTGAATAAATAATTTCTTTTTGTGTTTCTAAGTATGGAGATTTTAGTACCTCCGAATTATAAATTTTATTGGTTGTATGTAAAACATCCATGCTATGTTTAAGAGCATGTGACTCGTCAATATTATACATCTTACTTGTATTTATAACATAGATAAAAGCTTGATTCACAATATTCGCTAAAGTCATTAACTTCATATTTATTTAATTGAAATAATATAATAAATTAATTATTAATTCAATTTTTTATTTTTTGTTATTTTTATTTTTATTCGTTATTTTTCGATTCTTTCTTTTATAAGTTTTTTTACTACGTCTTGTATAATAATATTTTTTGAGAATTCTTTTTTTAGAACCACCAGTTCCTTTAATTAATGGATAAACATATTTTGGTATTTCTACTTTATCATCCCCTTTACTTTTTGATTCTTTTAACAATAATCCTTTTAATATAGTATCGTATAATATGTCAATTTGTTTTTGATCTAAATATGGTTTATAAACGTCGTCAAACTTGTCTTTCAGACCATTTTTAACGAGTTTTCTTACAAAAGAAGCAGAAAAAGCATTAATAGGTACTGTTTCTATATTTAAATATCCTAATTCATATGGTGATAACTTCTTATATTCACTCATTCCTTCTCTAGGCATTATTATTCCATTTATTGAATGAATATTATCTATTTTTTTATAAAACACATCTGCTACACTATCAAGTAAACTAGCTCTATCATCACCAATAACCATTATCAAGTTTAGGTTTTGTATACCTTTAAAATCACTATAAATAATATTAGATAACGGTGTAAAGGGTGTTGGTTGTCTTATACCAGCTTGTTTTGGAACAATAGGAACACATCTACAAATTACATCTATATTATTGATTTTACTAATAATTTCGTTTTTTATTTTTTCATCATAATTTCCTGTGTTAACATTATTTATCATTTGACTCTTTAATTTATACACCATAGAATTTATTATTTCAGTCTTGAAACTTCCTTCAGGGTCATAAGGATTTTTATCACAAGAAATTGGGTCATCACTATTATCATTTGTTTTTGATAAAATTAAAAAAACCTTATTAACATTTAAATTTATAGCTTGTTCTATAAGGGTTTTTATTAAAGATAAATGACCTGGAGTAGGTGGATTCATTCTTGCCATGGTAAAAATAATTGTATTTGTATTAATATTATTATTTAGACTCATATAATAATAATAAATATTTTTATTTTGTATTGTTTTTATTTTGTATTTTTGTATTGTTTTATTTTGAATCGACAAAATTAATAATATTATGTATCCATTCTTTTAATTGAGAATTATTTTCATATATATCCACATTTCCATCAATAACTAGTTGATTATTACAAACGCAAGAGATTGAATCTTTATTTAACATTTCATTATGATAACTATGACAGTTAATTAAATAGCCTAAAGAAATACTACTTTCCCCAGTTCTTGAACGTTTTACTATTCTATCGTGACATATTTCAGGTGAAGCATTAACATATATAACTTTATTAACAGGAAATTCAGAAGCAAATGTATCAAACCATTTTAAATATATTTTATAATTTATCATTTCAATATTTCCAGATTCATATAACATTTTTGCAAAAACCATTTTATCTGTATATAAACTGCGCTCTGTTATAATAATAGCATGTGGATTTTTTTCAAGTGCTTCTTTTAAAAGCGCTAGTCTTGATATATAAGCCATCATTTGAAAAGGAAATGAATATTCTTTTTGGTTGCTATAAAATTTTTCTAACATAGTTATACCATTTTCATCTGTAATTTTTTCCCATTCATCCACAGGTTCTTTTAAAAATATGACATCTGTTCTATCTTTTAAAGTCTCTCTAAGATTAGAAAGCAATGTTGATTTTCCAGAACCAATATTACTCTCAATAGAAATTATATTATATCCAGTATTCATTGTATTATTTTAATTAATAGTATACAATTATTTAAATTATTTAGTTTCAATTTTAAAAAAAATTGATTAAAAAATAAAATATAAAGAGTATGTTATTATAATCTATACTCTTACCAACAATGGATCTAAAACAAAGAAAGCTTAATAAATCTGAATGGGAATCTATTGAGGTTCCTGTTTCAAATTCTGAAAAAGATATTTTAAAACTAATAATTGATGGTTATCATGATGTGAATATTAGAATAAATAATAATAAATCTATCTTTACATTCTTAAAAATAGATTATACTACAAAAATGGAAGAATATTTATACAATAAATACCTTCGTGACCGTGTAAATAAAATTGAGTTAGAACTTATTTCAATAAACTCTGGTTATAAAAAAACTGAAGTTGATGGAATTGTTAAATTAAATTCTGTTGATAGAGTTCGATTAGAAAGAAATGATGAAAACGAAATTAAAAAAAAAACTGATATTTATGAATTTATACTTCTCAATCACATTGAAAAAATGCTACAGTATAGAAATAATAATCTAGATTTTTCGGATAATGTTAAACCGAAAAAAAACGAAAAAAGTAAAAATACCGAACTATCTTCAAAAATTCCTAATAATACAAAAATGTTTACATTCCACTATTTTACGATATGTAAATTAATTAAAAATAATATTCAACGATTAAATATTCATATTATAAATCTTACAAATAAGGTAATTGAACTGTTTAATGATGATATTGAATTGAGTATTATAATTGAAAATGGAGTTGACTTTATTGAGAAAAACGAAAATCTTTTAAAATATGGTGATATGATTCTATATGAACATCAAAAAGAGATGTTTACTGTCTGTAAAAACAGTAATTCTAAATTAGTTTTATATATGGCTCCTACTGGTACTGGAAAAACATTAACACCTATTGCTTTATCAGAAAAACACAAAATAATATTTGTTTGTGCTGCTAGACATGTTGGATTAGCATTAGCAAAAGCAGCTATTTCAGTTGGTAAAAAAATAGCATTTGCTTTTGGATGTGCTAGTGCGGATGATATTAGACTGCATTATTTCGCTGCAAAAGAGTTTACTGTAAATAAGCGCACTGGTGGAATTAGAAAAGTTGATAATAGTATTGGTGATAATGTAGAAATTATTATTTGTGATATAAAATCATATTTACCAGCAATGTTTTATATGTTGGCATTTAATGAAAAAGAAAATATTATTACTTATTGGGATGAACCAACTATTACGCTAGACTATGAAGAACATGATTTTCATAAAATTATTAGAAAGAATTGGAAAGAAAATATTATTCCTAATATGGTTTTATCATCAGCTACATTACCAAAACTAAATGAGTTAGTAGAAACTATTCCAGACTTTAAGAATAAATTTCCAGATTCAGAAATATATAATATTGTAAGTCATGATTGTAAAAAATCTATTCCGATTTTAAATAAAGATGGTTATGTAGTATTACCTCATTACCTAAGTGATAATTATGATGAACTTCTAAAAATTGCCAGACATTGTGATAGTTATCTGACATTGCTTAGATATTTTGACTTGAAAGAAGTTGTTGAATTCATTAGCTATGTAAATAAAAATAACATGGCAAATAGTAAAATGTTATTAGGTAGACATTTTGAATCATTTAATGATGTTAACATGAAGACTATAAAAATTTATTATATTAAATTGTTACAAAATATTATACCTAGTCATTGGAATACAATTTACAAACATTTTATGAGAATCAGATTTCCTAGAATTGTTACAAATGAAACAGTTGACAATAAGGGCAATAAAATTTTTAAGGCTCGAAGTATTGGACCTTGTTCAAATGTATCTTCGGAACTATCTGGTGCTCCTTTAACACGTTTAGCTAGCGAACAATTACCAAATTCATTTGCGTCGAATCAAACACATGTTGGAACATCAGGTGCTTATATAACTACAAAAGACTCTTACACTCTAAAAGATGGTCCAACTATCTTTATTTCAGATGAGATTGAGAAAATCGCAAAGTTTTGTATTCAACAAGCTAATATACCATCATTGGTTATGGATGAAATTATGAAAAAGATTGAATTTAATAATGTTTTGAATGAAAAATTGGCACTATTAGAAAACGAATTAGAACAAACAAAAGAAAAGGCAGAGAATGCTGTTAAAAATGATGTAAGTGTTAAGAATCAAGGTAACTCTGTTAGTGGGAGAAATAAATCCTCAAAAGATATTAAAAAGTTTAATAGAGAATCTGGGGATGAGATTGCTAATAAGGGTAATATTAGTAAACTTTCAAATGAAATCACCTCATTAAAGTCAATGATTAAAAGTGCGACATTAAATGATACATTCGTGCCAAATAAATCACTTCATATTAAAAAATGGTGTGATGGTTTAGATACAACTGGCGCGTTTACAAGTGATATTGAAGACCATGTTGTTAGCGAGATTATGTCTTTAAATGGAATCAATGATACTTGGAAGGTACTATTGATGATGGGTATAGGTGTATTTATTAATCATGACAACATTCGATATACTGAAATTATGAAAAAATTAGCTGATGAGCAAAAACTTTATTTGATTATTGCTTCAAGTGACTATATTTATGGAACAAACTATCAATTCTGTCATGGATATTTGAGTAAAGACTTGAAGATGACACAAGAAAAAATTATTCAGGCTATGGGTAGAATTGGTAGAAATAATATTCAACAAACGTATACACTGCGTTTTAGAGATGACGCACAGATTTTAAAACTATTTACATCTGAAACGGAGAAACCAGAAATTATAAATATGAATAAGTTATTTAATAGTCGTAAAGTTATTTGGGAAAATTTTCACTATAATGAAGTAGAAGAAGATGTAGAAGTCGATGTTTGTCAAGAAGTAGCACATGAAGATTAAAGAAATAATTTGTTATTAGTTAAGTTGTCTTATAAACATTTTAATTTACTTTCGATTACCTTAAAATAGAAACCGTTATATGGTATATTTTTATTTAACGCTTTTGATAATGTTTTATCACTTATTTGTAGTTGTTTTATACAATCATATTTACATGCGAATTCTCTTATTAAATTATTTTGTATATCATACTGACCTATTCCATTTTTGTATAATAAGGGTACTCCATTAATTTTTTCTTCGAATTTTTCTCTAAACATTAAATCACAATCAGTATATATTTTATAATAATATCCTTGTGACAAAGTAAATTTTTTAACCGGTATATCCAATGCTGAAATGGATTCATATCCGTTAAAATGGGCGGCCGTTTTTCTATCTAAAAAAACGTTAACTATTTCTGTTTGTTCCTTGTTTATTTGAGCTATATAACCTAAATTTTGAGCTTTTGTTTGTTTCGTCGGATTAATATTATGAATAATATTAGGGTCTAACTCTCTGTCAACTAGAAGCCATCTATATCCGCAATAAATCGTATTTTCTACAATAGCTTTATTAATACTTGGTCTTTTGATATTAGAATCTTCTTTCATCGCTTCTGAAACAGACTCATACACTTTAATTAATAGCATAGTTTCTGGATTTATTTTTTGTAGTCTAGGTCCAACAGTTTGTAGTGGTTCGTTAAAACCAGTTACTATTTTGTTTTCATGGGAATGAAGTTTGGTTAATATTTCTTTATTTGATTTTTCAATAACATCAACTTTATGAGATAAATCTTTTATTGTTTTAATTAATTCTTGTATTAATACATTATCATTGTTAGCTGTTTTCATTTCCAACATTAACTTTAATTGTTCATTTTCAAGCTCTAGCTTACTGTTATCATTATTATTAAAATACTTAATATTGTTGTTTATAATATTTAAAAATGTTTGATAAGAGAGATTTTTTCCAATTAAAAAAAGTTCTAACTCTGTTTCATGTCCAAGAAGGGTTTTTACTTTATTTGGTCTTATTAAATCGTGGTCTTTTATAAATGTTTCAAAATCTTTGCTTTTATTAACGGTGAAACAATCGAGCAACAAACACTCTTCATATTTGCTTTTGTGTTCCTTATACCTATCTGTAATACCTCTACGACTTTCTCCAACTTTTATAACATATTGTTTATTTTCATATGTTTTTACTTTAATAACATAAAAAACGGAACTATTGGTTTCATATTCTTTTAATAATATTTTCTCTCTTTCAATCACTTTTTGCTTCTCTAATTTGATTTCATATTCTTTTGTTTTTTTGTCTTCTAATAATTGTGTTTCTGTTTTTTGTTGTTCTAATTGTAATTTAAGTTCAGTGCTTTCTTCAAATAGAATTTCATGCATAATATTTTCCAATTTAATAAAATAATCGTGAATTTCGTCTGCTTTTTTTGTTCCTGCTTTTAAACAAAACTTTTTAAATGTATCAATATTTAACATGATTATTTCTTTGTTATGTCCTCCTCTAACGTTTTTTTTTGCTCCCGAAGCTTCGTGAGCAATAATTTTATAGTCATTATTAATGACAAATTGTTTTTCTAACAAATATTTTGCGTGATACTTTTGTTGAAATCCTAACCATTTCCATATATTATCTAAATCAATTACAAAGTCATTCTTATAATCATGTTTCAAATAGCAATAAAAACTAGCTATAAACATCTGTTGTTCATAATCTGTGAACCGATTCTTGACTTTTTCAATTAATTTTGACTGATAATTACCATTTAATTTGGTAATTGGATTATTTTCGATAAGGTTTACTATGTCGACACTCATTATATACTTATTAATGTGATATCTTTATATTCGTTTTTGCTTTAATAATTAAAAAGGAATAATTAATTATTAAAATATGTAAAAAAATATGAGACGATAAATCGTAACAATTCGTTTAATTTGAGTATGCTAATCCTCCCATACCACTCATGATACGAAGAACGTTGTAGTTGGTAGCATAGACACGGACCTTGGCAGTCTTGGTACCTTCAACAGTTGCGTTACTAAGAACAAGTTGAAGTGTGGCGTTATCAATTCTGGAGAAGTTACATGTGCCAGAAGGTTGGTGTTCCTCAGGGCGAAGAGCGAAAGAGTAAACGTTAATACCTTCATCAGGGGATCTGGTGTGTGCTTGGTAAGGTTGGACCCAAGAGAAGTAAGAACCTTCACGTTCAGAGAAGCGATCTTGACCGTTAAGTTGAAGTTTAGCGGTAACAACTGGGTTTTGTCCCCAACAATGCATGTCAAGAGAGGTTTCAGAAAGAACGAATGTTCCGGCATCAGAGACACCAGAGTTGTCCTTGTGACTACCAGATTCTTGAAGGGAAGCAATCACAGAGGCAGAAAGACCAGATGTATTAAGAGGAATTTGATTACCACCAAAATTGACTTCATTATAAGGGTTAGAAGGACCATGCCAGTAACCTGTGAAACCAGAACCAGGAATATAGTCAAGAGCACCAGCATCTTGGAATAAACCACGAGCATCAATGTAAGCACGGGAATCAGAGGCAACGGAACCAGGACCTCCGAAAGCATGGATAGCGTTAGGAAGAGCATCGATGGCATCAGTGTAGTTGAATGGTTGGGCACCAAGAACTTTGAAAAGAAGAGCATCACATGTTAATGATGAACAGTAATCAACGTTTTGATCTGGTTGGACAACCCAGATAAGTTCCTTAACAGGGTGATTGAAGTTAAGTTTGATTTTGTTACTGGAAGAACCTACAGATTCATCACCAGTGAATTGAAGTTGAGTAATTAAATATTCGTGAGGGTTTTGTGCCATTCTACGACGTTCATCAGTATCTAAGAATACGTAGTCAACATAAAGAGAAGCAGCAACTAAAGATTGGTTGTATGCGATGGTAGCAGGAACAGGGCGACCAACAGAGTATTGACCAGCATTAACACCCTCAACAGTAGGA